GTCCCTTTGATCCTAAAGGATCTCCACTGACTTGGCCGGCTGTTAAGGCGGCTAGTCAAATCCGTCTACACCCCCGTTACAGGGGCGTAGACGGCGGAAGCCAAGTTGAACTGGCTCCCGCGTACGCTTTCATGCGTACGGTTTGTGACGTCTCACGACGTTTTGAGAATGGCTTATGAGAGGGAGAACCCCTCACAGCGGCCATAGTTAACACGGTGTAATACCGTTCCCCATATAGTCTAAGAGCCTTATCAGGCTTGCCGACTATATCCAATTCTAGCCATCTCCAACATTGGGAGTATTTATCCCAACTAGAAAATGGTGAAGATTGGAAAATATCCAATGGTACCTCAAAAGCGCCGAATTCATTGCCCCTGTAAGGGCGACAAAGACGGAGCTCAGGTGGTATCAAACTCATCAAGTACTCGCGTACTTGAGAGAATCGATCAGACCAAAAGTCTTTTCGAAGGGATAAATTGTGGAACTTGACTATCTCTTGAAATGAATCCAAGGGATGATCAAGCGTTAACGGACGTACATCACGTCCCTCATACCAATCTGCTCCACAAGACTCCCTGAAAGGACCTTCTAAGAAGGTCTTATCAAGGTTGTGTCTGAATCCGAGGCGCCACAGGGTTTGCAAAACCTGTTTTGCCACGGATTGTCTTACAATTATATCGTCACCGTAGACTGTAAAGTCTTTTGGTGAAGAGTATAGTTGACAGACAGACGCGAAAATAAGCGTCTCTAAAGGGAAGCAGAAACCGTTTCCCATAGATACAAATTTGTGATAAGGATAAAACGTCTTATCGTCAAATGTGTACTCTTTCGACCGCAATTGGTTCAGAAAAACGAACCAATCGTAGGGGAGGAGCCTTCTAACCATCTCGGTAGAAATACTATCCGATGCGCTAGAAAGATCTATGGTAACAAAAGGATCGCTATCCCCCGGTGTATTACTTCCGAGGAAAGCGAGGTGCTGATTTCTCGATTGATCTGAGAGATCAATACCAACCCGCTTGAGACATCGACGCATAAAAACGTCGACGCCTTTCTGCAGGTATCCATTTAACAACGGTTCGACTGCAATGGTTCTATCAACCAAAGTAGTCTTAGGCACAAAAACGATCTTGTTATGATGTACCAGCCTAATCCTGCCCATAATTTTCTCACGAAAAGAATGGACATCGAGGCAAGTGTATCGACGATCTTTTTCCTTGAGTACTAATTCAAGGATATGATCATCTCTTGCCAAGGCGGATAAGGCATACGGAAGGGCAGAAGGGGTGCACGACCAAGTATCGGAAAGTAATTTCCTTCCCATATTGGTTGCATTACCATGCACTCCTATTGACGCCCCTGGACCAAAGCTGCACAACTCGAACATCTTTTCATAATCAGGTCTAAACCCGATTACATAAGAGATGTATTGCGACATTCTTTGATGAATGTCGTTACGAGTATCCCACGTCCCCTTTTCGAGACGATGGAACCTTAAGTTGTACCTCTTACAGCGATTTTCTGCTGCAAGAAACTTTTCCTTGGCTCTAGCCCTCGCATTTTCTTTGAGAGCTGGAGCGGGAAAAGGGTACTTCCTGATGAGTGCAACTAACTGACTAGTAGCCCTAACACCGGCTACACCCCTTTGCTCAGCTGCAGGGGACTTTTGAAAAGAGTCAGCCCAGTCGAGTAATTTGACAAAATCCTTAGCCCTTATAAGGCCCAAGACTTTGTTCCTTACATCGATTGGATAGTCCACCAAAACCTTGGCCATGAACTGTTGGTATATTAACCAACTGTCCTTTCCAAGTTTAAGGTTGAGCTTCCGAATGCTACGATTCAGAATGCTTTTCTCGGGGTACATTACATACTCCTAAATAAGAAATGTCTGAGAGCTTTACGCTCCTAGAAAGAACGGCCCTTATACGGATATTAAGTCCGGATAAGACGCTCCTGGAAGTACGAAGCTAAAACCTCAAAACCGACTAGTGGGGTTTAGAGTCTCTAAGAAAAGTCAGGAATGAGATAATGTTTTCTATGGTCAAAAGATCAAGCGCATAAAGCGCTATCACTGATGACCAGAGAAGCAATACCTCAATAATCTTGACTTTATCAGAGAGCCTCCGAACCCTAAAAGCTGATCTTGAGGTTCTTCGCGACGAGCTTTCCATCGGCGCTGGACAGAAAACTGCCCAGGTCGTTCAGCATTCCGTCGACATCCGCTCCAGCCGCGCCGACAGGTACGCTCATGTTGATCTGAACGATGGCTTCCCCGGTTGGGGTAAGCGCACCGGTCAGAGTGAGCGTCCTTGTCAGCTTGGCTGAGGATCGGGCGACCCCGGAGAACAGCGTCGTGGGCTTGGCGTTCGTGCGAGCGAGTTGGATATCATCCTTCACGCTTGCAGTGTGCGCCGGGCCAAAATACCCGATGCTGTCCGGGCCGAATTTATCGGCCGTAAAGGTCTTTGCGTTGACGGTCAGTGCCATAGGAATTTCTCCTAGTGTGCCTCTTGCGAGGTGTTGCCAGTCTACGTAAGATCCAAACCCCGAATTAGGGTTTGAAGACCTTACTAAACTGTTGATGCAATAGCGCGAAAGAATCAACCACCCTGAGGTCGTTTAAGACCTTTTGGATGCCTTGAGGCTTCCATGCTATTCGAGGCGCAGCCAAACCGACCATGCGTATCTTTTCTTCAAGATACACTGAGCGGACTTCGGTTGCATACCTCTGCATTGTCCAACCGGATACGATCGACGAACCAGTTACGGTAAATACCGTAGTCTGGCGTCTCGTCGTCGTAGTCCAGGAGGCCAATGGATCTTTTGTCAAATACGGTACTAGGGCTCCCAGGAAGTCGTTCACGTTAGCAAACCAATCAGCGACAAAGCTGAAGGGTACAAGTTCCCAAGGTAAGGCGAGCATACCGCTCGCATCTACCCCAAGTTCTTGGCTAAGTGAGGTAATCTCCTCGATCACTAAGCCGGTACGGACAAAGTACTCGTCCGTAGCCTGCTCTGTGTAACCGAAAGAGAATATCCCTCCTGGTACGTTTCCGGTAAAAAGCTGTTCCTTCTTGAGGTTATATTTCCCTCTTGAAGTAATACGCTTTTTCTTACGGAAATTGCCTAGCGCCTTGACAACACCATTCACAGTAGACACTAAGGGACGAATCCCAAAGCGGTACTGTAGCCACAACTTGTTTGCGTAGTCGATAGCATCTTGACTCGTCAAATCCTTCACTCCGCGCTTCCCAAGTTGTATTTTCTTGAGAAGAGAGCTAGTGGACTGGATCGGATCACGAAGCATTCGAAGAAGCTGCCGCATCTCAGCAATGTCAACTAAGACATCTGCTGTATGCTGGTTAGCTTCGTCCCACGCTTGAGTCGAAGCAACGGAAATTGCATCTGCAAACTCAGCAGATGTTAGAAGAGGAACAGGTTTTACGCGATGGTCAGAGACCAGGAGATCACGTCTCCAATAGGCCTCTGGACCCGTCACGTCGAACGACTGTTGCTTCACAGGAGATGAACATGAGTTCGTATTACTCTTTCCGGCGCAAAATACGCCGTAAGTGTTTTGGATCTCATGCCGTCTCCGGAAGGGGTTGGTGATTAACTCACCCTCCCTTGACCTCTTTGCAAACCTAGGCGTAATCACGTCCCATGTCTCGAGCACTTCTCCTTGAACAGCAGTATTTCGGGATGAAATGACCGTACCAAAACTACAGTTACGGTCCTTTTCAATCGAATCACTGTTGATCTCAGAGAAAGAGCCCTTAACACGGTAACGTGGTTTGGGCGGTGGATATTGCTTTTCCATCGTCTGCATAGGTTTACTCCGTTGGTGTTACAATAAAAGTGCTCCGCTAACGCTGAGCACGTTTCGAAGGGTCATCAAGCCTTCGGATAAATCATCATCAATAATGGTGATTAGTCACTATTAAAGATGAACCGTACTGCGTCCACTCTGGAGAGAGTGGACGCAGT